TCCAACAGATTGATCTATAGGATCTATTGATCCAACAGAAGCATTAAAAGATAAACCTGTTGGTACAATAGTTACTGAGCCAGTGTTTGCTGGTGTTCCTAATGCACTATTAAGTTGAAAACCTGTTAGAGCAACTGCATCATTTGGAACGACTACAGATCCTTGTGTTGAAGTCATCTCAAATCCTGTTGGTACAACTAATGTTCCAACAAAAGCAATAGGTGTTCCTAATGCAGATGTAATAGCATTTCCAGTTACAGAAACATCTTCGTTTGTTGATACCGCTGTTCCTTGTTGTGATGTAATTGTTTGACTTGTTAATCCAACAACTTGATCTGCAGGATCAACAACACCAATAGCTGATGTAATAGCATTACCTGTAAACGCAGGTGTAACAGAAACATCTACAGTAGCTGTTCCTCTTATATCATTAATTTCAAAACCATTTGGTGCAACAGTTACATCAATAGTATTTGTAATTGATCCTAATGTAAACGAAGATTGTAAGCCTGATAATGTAACTGCTCCATTAATAGAAAAAGTAACTGAACCAATATTAGATGTAATTGAAAGACCTGTAACACTTACAGTTTCATCTGCAAGATTTCCCCATTCTCCGTCACCCCAAGATTTAGCACCCCAGCCTGTAGCAAGAGATTGATCCTCACCCCAGTAAGCTTGGCCCCAGGTAAGTCTACCCCATCCAGCCATTCTTTACTCCTATGCTAATCTTATGATTGCGTTTGAGGAATCGTTTGCAGGGAATTGAATTTGAAAAGTTCCGTTAGTTGCAGTTTTATCAGAGCCAAAAGCAATTACACAAACAGCATCAGTAGTGTTTGAACCACCGTTTGTTTGTGTGTTGTAAATTAATGCGCCGTTAGCTGTGAAAGTTGCTGATGTAAAAGAAACATCAGAAAAATCTGTAAATGCAGTTGTTGAAGTTAAACCAACTCCAGTGTTTGTTAATGTAGCACCACCTGCTGTGTAAGCAGATCCTGATGTGTTTGAAATTTCTTCAGAAGTTGAATAGTCAGTAGTTGCTGCACCTAAACTAGCATCTGATTGATATAATGCTATTTTAAAAGTATCTCCGCCTGATGCGTTAGCGTCAAAATCGTGATGACCTTGTAAAAGTTCTTGTTTGAAACTTGAACATATTGCTGATGATATTGCCATAATTTTTTCTCCTATTAAGGTGACGGTGATGGAACGGGTATTCTAACTGTACCATCAGTGTAGTCATCTCTTTTACGTCTGCCAAGTTGTTCTAATCCGAACTTCTCAACTTCTTGTTTATACTTATTTTCATATTGTGTCAACATATCTGCAGGTCCTTTTAAAAAGCCATATGCTTCCACTAAACAGGCATATAATAAACCATTTCCAAAGTATTGACTAATATATGTTGTGGTATTTGAACCCGATAATCCTGTTGGAATAGCCGCGTAATGAATTTTAAACTCATATGTATTATTTGGCGCTGGGGACAAAAGTAGTGTTCCAGAAGTTGTATCTGTTATACCTGTTGCTCCACCAAACATAGCGTAGTATTTTGGCTTGCCTCGAGCAGTTGATTCTGTTGAAGGTTGATACTCTTGTAAATAAGACTCATCTTTTTTCTCTAACCAAGTATTTGCTCCTGTAGCAGCAGTTGTTGAATCATATACTTGTACACCTTTTACAAATAAAGTTTTAGCAGGTACATTAATAGTATTTTGCCCTGTAACTAAATTACCTATAGATTGTTTTTTATAAGCATCAATAGGTACATCTCTTAAAATTCTCATTTCAGCATTATCAATAAATTGATCTGTAATAGTAGCTGTTAATACATTAGTATCTACTTCTGTATAATTTTGAATTGCTGTTGTTAATGTTGCGTATGTGAATCCTGCCATAATTAAGCTCTATCATTTAACGGTCCAATTGTACACTGAAAACCGCCTCCTGTTTCTTTACTTGTAGCAGCGTTAACTAATGTAACGTTTATACCATCAAATCTTGTAGTTGTCGATGGCTGACCTGAACTTGGAACTGATGTTTTATTTAAAGAAACTACTTTAAATGCTCCAAAAACTTTAGCTCCATCTGGGTGACTACCGGCTGTTGTTTTTGATGGGGTAACTCCTCTGTAAGGTGCGCTAGACGTAGTGCATCCTGTTAATTGATTTGTAGATTTACCTGTATATTGAACAACTTCATTTACAAATAATCCAGATGTAGGATCTACTTTTTCAATCATAAAAAAACCACTTGTTGGAAACTGTGAGGCATCAACTAAATTAATGGAAGTTACTACATCATTTATAGCTCCATTTAATGTAGTAGAAAGTTGTAAAGTTGTTATAGCTAAACCCCCTACTGGTTCTTTTATATTTTGAAATCTTACAAAATCATTAACTTGTAATGCTCCATTTGGAAAAGATATTTTTAAATTTGTATTTGATGCTGTTGTAAAAGGATTATCAGGTAAAATATCCTGCGTTGGAAATTCTACTCTTGCAGGTCTTGCTTGTGGTAAACCTTGAGGATCAGATCCTACAGGTTTTGGTTGTAGTTGAGGTTGTTTAGGTTCATATTCTGAAACGTGAACTCTAGAACCATTCCATTCAACAACCATTTCTGTATATGGAAAAGCTAACCCTGATCTATCTGATATGAACTGGGCATATTTACCTTTTGAAAAATTTGTCATTATGTACCTGGATAATAAGTTTTAGGTGTTATGAATGAACTAGAAGAAGAACCATCTTCAGCTAATGCTCTTTGTAATTCATCTTCGTATATTAATTTCATTTGTTGAGTTAATTCAGGTTTGAATTTTTGTGATAAATAATAAGATAAACCTGATGCCATACAAGGTATAAATCTGTAAGGTACATCAGTAGCGTTTGTGTAGTCTCCTACGTCTTGAATTCTTTTTACATAGTAATAATTAATAAAATGACCAGCTTGAGAACTTCCTGGAGTTAAATATAAAGTGACTGTAACTTTATCAATAAATCTTTGAACAAAATATTGTGTAGGTGTTCCTTCAGAAGTTTTATTTGCAAGACCTTGATATGTAGATCTATTTATTTTTGAAAGAGGTGAATCAACACTTGAAGCATTCCTGTAAGAAGCTTCTAATACATCATCAACACCATATACAGCAGTAGCACTAGAAGTGCCATCACCTGTTGATCTAAACATTGTATAAACTGCTTGACCATCAACTAAAGTAAATGAATTATTTGCTACTTCCCAATAATGAAGACCTCTATTACCCCATTCTTGAAACATGATGTTTAAAGAACGTCTTGCCATACGTAACTGATTACCAGATACGCCTTGCATACCTATTCGTTCGTAAGCTTCTTCTATTATTTCATCAATAGCAAAAGTTTTGTCGAATACAGTAGTTCCTGAAGTAGTGTTGGCCATAAGCCTACGCTCCTGTAATAGTTACAGTAGCACTTCCGCCTGCTCCAGCTAAATTATAAACAATACCTTCTTTGAATAAAATTCCTGAACCTGGAACATAAACTTCTAGTCCTTCTGTTCCAAAATTATAAGTAGCTACTAAATTACCTGCTCCAGCTGCTCCTGCAGTTGCTGCATTGTATATAAGTAATGTAGAACTTGCTATTCCTTTTGCTTGAATAGAAGTAATTCTAGCTCTACCTGCTCTTGCTAAAGTATCAGCTCCGATTACTGCTAAGTTTAAGGTTGTTTGGTCGCTTGAAAATGATCCGCCGCCTGACATATTTTTTCTCCTAATTTATTTTAAGTATGGGGCCGAAACCCCACACTAATTATCTATTATGAAAGATTATTGTTCTGCAAATAACTAATAGTTACTGTAGCAGCACCCGCTGAAGCATCATCGTTTGCACCATTATAGATGAAACCGATTCTGATATCAGAAGTTCCAATGTCTTTCCAGTTTGCACAAAGTGCAGCTGTTCCTAAAGCTATCTTACCAACTGCTGCAACGTTTACGTCATTAACGTATAAGTCTGTGTCAGCAGATGATCCAACCTCAAGTATATCCGCTCCTGAATCGTTAAACGCAGTTTCTACGTTAACATCGATTCTTACGATTTGAGAGTTAGCTGGGATTACCACGTTTGTGTCTGTCGCTGCGCCTTCTTGCCCGAAAGCAACAGAAAAAGATTGAGCCATTAAAACTTGACCCGTGTTTTTAACATTTTCTCCAACAATAATACCTGTAGTATTTTTAATACCACCGGCTAATATTGGTCCCGAAAAAGTAGTTTGTGCCATGTTATATTCCTCCTAGAATACATAAATGTAGTCCCTAGGGATGTCGACCATACGCGTCTACATTTATTTTGTTTTTTTTATGTATGGTGTGCAATTTATAGCTTAGTTTTGTGAGAAGTGC